GGCGCGATCGCGCTCGGGGGGGCGGCATCTATCACAACGGTTCCGATCACCGTGACGGAGACCGGCAAGACGGCCAAGAACTACACCATCCTCATTGTCCGTGCGTAAGGGAGGATGAATGAGGCCGACTATCAAGACGGTCAAGATCGACCTCGACCGGGAGAGAGCGTTGCGGTTCGACTTCAACGCCCTCTCCCTCTTTGAAGAAACCACGGGGCTGAACTCCCTCGACGCTTCCATCTGGTCGTCCCTGAACGCGAAGAGCCTCCGGGCGATGTTGTGGGCTGCGCTGAAACACGACGATCCTTCGCTGACGCAGGAACAGGTCGGGGCCATGCTCCACTCCGGGAACATCGGGTATATCACGGAGCGGATCACGGAGGCGTACAAGGCATCGACGCCCGATCAACCGGAGGGTGAAGAAACAAAAAACTGACGCCTCCCGGTTGGCTGTTCCTGTGGTCGATCGGGAGGTACGACCTTGATTTGTCCGAGGACGAGTTCTGGTCGATGACGCCGAGGGAGTACGAGGCGCTGATCTCCCGCAAGCAGGTCGAACAGCGGGGCGAGGATTACCGGACGGCGGCGATCATCTGCGCGACGTACAACGTGTGGCGGGACAGCAAATATCCGCCGTTGACCCCGGAAGATATCCTCGGAAAGCAAGAAAAGATGCAGACGGTGGAAGACATGTTGGTGATGGTGAAGCAGTTGCATGTAGCGATGGGCGGGAAACCCCCGGAGGTATAGATGGCTTACGGCGGCGGCGTCCTCATAGAAATGGGGATCAACAGCGCAAGGATGGCTGCGGACATGGGGAAGATCACCTCCATCATGCAGTCGGGCGCGAGGAAGATCGAGTCTGCCTTCCGCAACATCGGCGCGACGGTGGTCGGGGCGATCGGAGTTGGTTCCCTCGGGGCGATGTCCTCCGCCGCGATCCAGACCGCGCATGATGTCGAGTTGATGAGCCAGAAATTCGGCATTGCTGCCGGGACGTTGTCGGAGTACCTGGTCACGGCGAAGGTCGCGGGTGTGGACATCGAGGGCGTGGGCAAGGGACTAAAGTTCCTCGCGAAGAACGCGACGGACGCGGCGACCGGAGTTGGCAAGAACGCCGAAATCTTCAAGAAGATGGGCATCAACGTGCTCGACGCCACCGGCAAGATGAAGCCGATGGCGGACCTCTTGGAAGAGATCCGTGGCAAGTTCCAGGGGTACACGCAGGGAACGGAGATGGCAGCCCTCGCGTTGAAGTTGTTCGGACGCGAAGGCGTGTCGATGATCCCGTGGCTCGTGATGAGCAAGGAACAACTTGAGGAACTGGAAAGGGTAGGCAAGGCGTTCGGCGCTACCATGACAGACGACGGGATCAAGGTGGTCGCGGAACTCGCCGACAACTTCCACTTGTTAGAGTTCGCAGGCAAGGGGCTGGCGAATCAGTTCGTATCGGGCATCGCTCCCATGCTGAATCAGATCATCGGTGATCTGGTGACTTGGGCGATAGAGACGGAGGCGGTCACGAAGGTCTCGAACATCTTGATTAAAACACTTGAAGTATTCCTCGTCACAGGAACAACTCTCGTCATGGTGTTCCGTCACATCGGCGCGTCCCTCGCCGGATTCGCCGCCGCCGGGGTTGCTTTCTTTACTGGACGGATGGACCTGATTCCTGGGATCTGGCGAGACACGCTGGCTCAGATGGAATCGGACACGGAGAAATTCGACGTCACGATGGCGGGGATCGTCGGAAACCAGACGCCTCCGGGCCATCCGAGTTCGCACACGCCGGTCGGCGGGAAGAAGAAAACTCCCCCGAGGTTCACGGACGATGACGCGGCGGCGAAGGAACTGCAAAAGGCGTTGAGGAAGATCGGGGAAGAAGCACTGAAATCGCAGGAACATCTCGACTCCCTGTTCATGAAATCCGACGAGGCGGCGACCGCGTTCGCCCGAAAGGGTCTCCTCGGAGTCGAACTCGAACTAACGAAACTCGACGATGAACTCACGAAATTCATGGGAATCCAACTGGAGGCGTGGGAAGCCGGGGCGCTGACGACTGCCGAATACACAAAAAAGATGGAGATGGCGACCGCCGCAACCGTAAAGTTGAAGGACGAAGTCATTCGCCTGAATCAGGCACAAATAGACGCCAACGTGAACGCACAGGCGCACGCGGATTGGTCGGAGTCGATGGGCGCGGAATACGGGGATGCGTTCAAGGCTATTGACCAGACCGTACTATCGTTAAGGGATTACAATGATGCCGTGTCGATTGCGATAGGCGCGGGCAACCTTGATCTTGCACTTCGTTTATTGAACGACGACCTCGCCGTCCAGAACCAGAAGGTGAAGGATGCGGCGGATGCCGTGAACGTGTGGCAGGCGGCGTGGGATTATGCCAATACGACGACTCAGGGATACATGAATCAGATCGGGGAAGTGACGCTTAGAGCGTTCTCCGGCATGGAAGACGCGATCACCAACTTCGTGATGACGGGCAAGAAGAACTTCACCGACTTCGCCAACTCCGTCATCGCGGATCTGATGAGGATCGCAGTTCGCGCATCCATCACGGCTCCGCTGGCCGGAATGTTTGGCTCGATCTTTTCAGGATTCGGCGGAGGGTCCACAGGAACCACCAGCATCTCCGGCTCCGGATTTACCGGAAATATCGGTGGTCCCACTACGTTCCCAGGAATGGCCCTCGGCGGTCCCGTCTCCGGCGGTTCTTCCTACCTCGTCGGCGAGCGCGGCCCGGAACTATTCGTCCCGTCGTCCTCCGGGAGCATCATCCCGAACGGCGGCGGAAAGGGCAACGTCACCGTGAACATCAAGAACGAATCCGGGGAAAAGGTGCGGGCGAAATCTTCAACCGCGTCCTTCGACCTAAGTGGAACCGTGATCGACATCGTATTAGACGGATTGAACCGCAACGTACACGGGCTGCGTACCGCCCTCGGGGGAGCGTGATTACTCCTGTCCTATGGTTGCTTATGAATATGGCCATCGTTGCCGATTGGGGACAGACAAGATACATCGCCAATCATCCCGAACAGTGCCACGAGGCGTTTAATCCGGCGTTGGGCCATCATCCGTCGACCGGAAGGGTGGACGCATGGTTCGTTGGCGCGTTAGCGGTAAACAACGGCGTGATGATCGCCCTGCCGAAGAAGTACCGGCCTTGGTACGCGGCAGGGGTGACGGCGGTGGAAGCGTATTTCGTCGTGTCGAATAATCAGATGGGTATAAAGATCGACTTCTGAGGTGGGATAAATGGCTTTCCCGACCATCGCCGCTCCAACGTATACGACCAGTGGGGAAGTATATCGTCCGCAGATCCGCACGGAGTTCGAGGGAAACTACGTCCAGTCCCGCCCCCGATCCACCCGGGTTACCCGCCGGTGGACCCTTGTGTGGAACGCGATGACGGAGGCCGACTATGGAACACTCGACGCTTTCTTCATCACGAATATAGGGACCACCTTTTCATGGACGGAGCCTGTGACATCTAATTCCCACACGGTGCGATTCTCCGGCGACAGCCTGAAATGGCAGCACGTCAATAAAGGGGTGCGCTCGGTCAGCGTGGACTTGGAGACGATCTGATGTCGCCGAGAAACATATCGTCCTTTGCCCTGCTCGAAAAAAACAAACTCACTTCTTCCACTGTCTGGCTCGTCATGCTGGAGATCACCATCCCCGGCGTTGCAATCCCCATCCGCATAACTTCCAACAATGAATCCGTGACGTGGCGCGAAGAATCATGGATCGCCTTCCCGTTCGAACTGGACGACATATCCGAGGAATCTAAGGGGGAAGTTCCGCAGGTAACATTGCGCGTTTCCAACGTATCCCGCGTGATGGAATCGTACCTGCAGGACTTTGACCTGTACACGAAGACTTCCGGGTATTCGCCCATCGAAGTGAAGATATACGTCGTCAACAATCAAGGTTCGTTTTCCAGCGGCGTTGTAACGGATACCACGTCGTCCGGTGCCGTGACGGATACGGGTTCCGCCGGTGCGCTCACGGACGAACTGTACGACATCGCAAACCCAGACCCCGAAGTGGAACACGTCTTTGAACTGATGAACCCGAAGACGACCTCCATGTGGGCGACGTTCACGTTGGGGGCGGCGAATCCGTTCCGCAAGCGGTTTCCGCAGTCCAGGTTATTGAAGAACCATTGCCGGTTCATCTTTAAGGATGCGTGGTGTAAGTATGCCAGTGGGGAGACGCTCTGCGACAAGACGCTCACCCGCTGCCGCGCCCTGTCCAATTCGATCAACTTCGGAGGATTCCCTGGTGTCGGTACTGGCGGGATCAAAGTTGCGTGACCTGATCGGGATTCCATTTGCCGATCGGGGGCGCGATCTATCCGGTCTCGACTGCTGGGGGTTGGCAATGGTGGCCATGCTTCGCTACGGGAAGGACGTCCCGGACTTCGACGTCTCCTGTTTCGATACACCGTCCATACACGCCATCTACGAAGGGCAGAAGACGCGATGGGCGTGGGAGCAGGTGGACAAACCAGAACCGGGGGATCTCGCCGCCATGTGCCTCGATCCTCGACATCCCGGCCTGATACAGCATGTAGGCGTTTTCATAGGGGATAACAGGATAATCCACACGATGAAGAAGCGGGCATCCCACCTGGTCAAAGCGGACGACCCGTACTGGTCGAGGAAAATAGTGAGTTATTACCGGTGGATAGGATGATAAGGGCCGTCTGTGTGAGGAATCCGTTCGATCCCCTGGTCTCCCGCGAGATACGGGAGTTCGAGCCGGGGAAGTCGATCCGGGAGTTGGTCGACGACTTCTACCCCGAGGGTTCGGGCAACTATACGGTAGAAATCGCCATAAACGGGTCCAGTATCGACGATCCCGGCAAGTACGACCTCGTCCCCCTGGGAGATGCCTCCGTCGTCTTCTGCGCGGTTCCTGCGGGTGGGCAGGGCAAGAACCCGCTGGCGATCGTGGCGATACTGGCGGTGATGATCGTATCCTATGGGGTACTCGGACCATCGGTTGCATTGGAATATGCCTCGCTCACTGGAACGGCGTACTCGGCGGGTCTCGCTTCGGTGGCTACCATGGCCGGGATAGTCGCGGGAGGTCTGGCCATACAAGCCATCTTCCCGATGACGCAACCGGATATGGGTAGCGGGAACAATCCGTCCTACTCCTCGACCTATGCGTGGGAACCGGGTGGGAACGCCATCCTTGAGGGGGGCTCGTTGCCGGAGGTGTTCGGTCTGTGTCGAGTGGTCCCTCCGATCATCGGGAAGTACATCGAATCGATCGACGACAAGCAATACCTTAATATCCTGTATGCGGTGGCCGGACATGAGGTCTACTCCATCACGTCCGTGAGGGTGAACGGCACCGCCACGGAGGATATGACGGGAGTCGATGTGATCCCGTCCCGCGACATCCGGTTAGGTACTGCGACGCAGAACGTATTGCAAAACTTCTCGGACACCCGTACCGACATTGCTGTGGGAGCGAAGTTAACCATACCTGATTTCGCCACGACTCGCACCACCACCGGGAACGCCGTTGAAAAACTACTGGCCACGTTTTCTTTCCCGAAAGGGATCTACTACGTTAACAACAGCGGGGGGATGGAAGCGCAGACGATCAAGATTTATGTGGAGTACAGCATCCACGATGCGGATTCATGGACTCGTTTGCAGGCGTACAATTCGGCGACGGAAACTGTAGTCACTCCACGGTGGTCGGGTGGGTACTGGATGTCCGATGAGGGCGCGTACCCTTATTGGACAGAACTTGCTGCTGGGTCAACGACTCCGGGAGATCATGTCGAGGGGGATGCGTACCCCACGGGGATATGGTACGACGATCCCGACGGGGGGAAGTTCCAGGCAATCGGCGTATGGCACTGGGTGGTTGATAACGAAGAGATCGACGTCATAGGCACTGTACTACACGATTATTTTTCCGTCACGCGAAGTCAGACTTCCCCGGTGCATATATCGACGCCTATTGTATCCTTGGCAACGCCGGGTCAGTACGATATCCGGTGCTACTTGAAGGAAGAACTTCCATCCACCGCCCGGTATGGGAACGATACCTACTGGGAGTCGTTTCAGGAGATCATCACCGACGACTTCACCTATCCCGGCACGGCGTTGCTCGCGGTACGGGCGTTGGCGACCGACCAGTTATCCGGCGGGATGCCTTCCGTGGACTGTCTCGTGGAGCGGTCTGTTGTACCCGTATGGACCGGGGCGCAGTACGAGGACAAACTCGCAAACATTCCGGCGTGGGCCTGCTATCACCTGTTGCACCGGGCGGAGTATAAAGGGACGGGAGATACGTCCCTTGCCGCCAGTTACGAAGTCAAAGGTGTTCCTGCTTCACGGATAGACTACCTCGCGTTCCAGTCGTGGGCGGCGTGGTGTACGGAAAAGGGATACACCGTCAACCTGTACGTCGATCAGGCAACATCCGTACGCCGTGCGTTGGATATGATCGCCACGAACGGGCGGGGATGCGTCGTACAGATGGGTAGTAAATTCTCGTGCATCGTGGACCGCATCGAGATTACTCCGGTTCAGCGGTTCATGTTCACCCTCGGGAATATCGTGGCCGATTCGTTTCAGGAGGAATGGCTTCCGGTTACGGATCGGGCGAACGCCATCGAGGTGACGTTCTTCGACTCCGCGTTGGACTACTCCCGACAGGTCGTGACGATCTACGCGCAGGACTTCGACACGGCTGGACACGAGATCAACACGATGCAGGCGACGCTCTACGGATGCGTCACCCGCGACTTGGCGATCAAGTACGGCAAGTTCCTTATTAACTCAAATAAGTATTTGACGCTGACGTGCTCATTTGAGGCCGACGTCGACGCCATAGCCTGCGTCCTCGGAGATGTGATCGAGGTCGCGCATGACGTTCCTCAGTGGGGGTACTCGGGGCGCGTGGTGTCGTCCGCTAACTCGACGGTCACGGTGGATCGGGATATCGACATCACGGGGGTCACGCACTATGTTCGCGTGAAACATCAGGACGACGATACCTTCGAGGAGAAGGAAATCATATCGGTAAATGGCACGGGGAGAATCCTGACGATCTCCGGCACGTGGGGCAAGAATCCGGAGTTACACGCCTTGTATTCCGTGGGACATATCAACGCGGTAGTCAAGTTGTTCCGGGTGCTGCGGATAAGCCGGTCGCAGGAACTTCGCAGGAAGATCACTTGTCTGGAATACGTCGCTGATATATACGAAGACGGGGCCACGATCCCCGACCCGGTGAATCCATCCGACCTCCCGAGGGTGGCCAATTTAACCGCAACGGAAGTATATCGAGGCGGCGCGGAAACCAAGGTTGCCCTACAATGGCGTGGGTTCGCGCTGTTCTGGAATGTGTACTACCGCAGGAGCGGAAGCGCGTGGACGTTATTCAGGCGCGCGTACAACCCGTCGTGCGAAATCAGCGGGTTGGACTACGGGATTCTGTACGAGTGCGCGGTAACGGGAACGGATAATCCTACGGACGGGAAGACGGTCTCCATTACCCTTCGCGGGAAGATCGACCCGCCTGGAGATGTAGCGACGATTACTGCAATCAAGTCGGGATTTTCCATCCTTGTCGAATGGACTGCCGTTACCGACTTTGATCTATGGGGTTATGAGTTGCGAGTATCAGTATTTGGTGGGACGTGGGATGCGGCGACGTTGTTATTTAAGGGGAACGCCCGATCGTACACCTGGGATTACAAATCCTACGGGTCGTACACGTTATATGTTAAAGCGATTGACTCATTCGGGAACGAATCGGTCAACGCGGCGTATCATACTGAAACCGTGGGGGTGCCGGATGCACCTGTCCTGTCGTACCTATTCATCGGACAGAACGTAACGCTATCGTGGTCGATACCGGACAGTTACTTTGCCATCGACCATTATAAAATATATTACGGACTGACTCCCACGTCGTTTGTAGGCACGACAAAGGCAACGACATACTCAGAGAAGGTATCGTGGGGCGGGTCGAGGAAGTATTGGGTAAATGCGTACGACGTCGCGGGGAACCACAGCAACTATGGGATGGTGGAGGTCATTGTAGCCTCCCCAGGAGCGGTCATCGCAACATTCGTAAGGGTGATTGACAACAACGTATTATTGCAATGGACGCCTCCGGCAACGGGGTCTTTGCCGATCTCGTATTATGAAGTATCCAGTGGGGCCGTCTACGCCACGTCGGTTTCCGTGGGGACGGTGTTGGGGACATTCAGCGTCGTATTCGAGGAATCTTCCGGCTCGTACATCTACTGGATCGTCGGATACGACACCGCAGGGAACGCAGGCGCACCCGTGGGGATACCGGCGGAAGTAAAGCAACCGCCGGATTACGTTATTCTGCAAAACTGGACGGATGATTATTCAGGCACGAAGGTATCGGCGCACGTTAGCGACGGAAAACTGTACGCGCCCGTAAACATCACCGAGACGTACACGGAACACTTCGCCGTCAACACGACTCCGCAGGCGCAGATCAACGCAGGATATCCGCTATGGATTCAACCCGTACCGAACACGGCGACTTATACGAGAATATTCGACTACGGGACATCGATTGATGTCCTTACGAAGATAACGGTCGAGGTTCCGTACACGCAGGAATACGGGTCGGCGACGATCGCGGGAACCATCGAGGTGTCTACGAACGGCTCGGCGTGGGAAGCCGCCGTATCGGGGTACACGACCTTGATGATGTTCTCCGCGATGGCGACCGGGTTCCGGTATGTACGGGTTGTGCTCACCATAACCGGAGCGTCCAACACGGCGATACTGCGGATCGATCGGCTGACGGTGAAACTCGACCTGAAGCAGATCAACGATACGGGGAGAATTGAAGTTACCTCCAACCCGACGACGGTTAACTTCAACAAGGCGTTCATCGACGTCATATCCATCGGGGTTACGGCGGAAGGGACTACCGCTTTGTTCGCCATATACGATTTCACTGATATTCCGAATCCAACACACTTCCATGTTTACCTGTTCGATTCTGGGGGAGCGGATGCTTCCGGGGCAGGGAAATATGTGTCATGGACAACGCGAGGAGTATAATTCATGGGTAACTGGAGCCTGCCAAGTCTCACCGACCTGTACACGAACTTCCTGGCGTACCTGAAAGCCAGAGACGACGACGCCGCAAGGTTGAACGACACACGGGCGGACGCCGCGACGAACCTGCCCGATTATGCAAAACGATGGAACGATACCACGAAGACCTTTCAGAACTGGTTATCTTCCGCGTGGTCAAGCATCGTACTTGCCGTTGCGGGAGGGGGAACCGGGGCATCTACAGCGGCGGGAGCGCGGACGAATCTGGGCGTTATGTCCACCGCAGAGGCTACGGCGGCGTTCACCGGGATCATAGCGACGGCGAAACACGATAGCACGTCCGTCACCATGACGACGGCGAATACATTTTACGATGGGCCTTCGGTATCGCTGGCCAAAGGTACTTGGTTTATCGTGGGAACGGTGTCCGTCAGGAAGCCACAGACCGTAACGTCCATGCAGATAAACGCGAAGTTATGGGATGGGACTACCGTTGAATCCGCTGCGTTCGCGTGGGATTCGTACGCCGCATCCACTGGATACGAGGCAATATCCCTGTCGTTGTCCGGGATAGTGGTTCTGGGTAGCACGACAACGCTTAAAATATCCGTATCGTCAGATGCCGCAAATACAACCTTGCTCGGGACGGGCAATGCTCCAAAGGCCAGTCATATCAGGGCAATCAAGGTCGCGTAGGAGGAATGCAATGAAACGGAATATCGCCGTCATTGTCGCGTACATTTTCTTCCTTTCGTCTATTTCATGGGCGGCAGAGGAAATTCGTCCCCTCGGGATGAACTCGGCGAACGGAGGATTGAGCGGGGATATCCGTGTGGGGAATACTTGCACGACCTCGCCGGGAGGGAAGTTTTACTGCGGATTTAATACAACGCACATGTTGTTCTATGCGGACAACGCGGTAACGGTAAATAAATTGTATCCCCTTGCAGCGGGGGACACGGGATTCCCATACGTCCTCGGCGGAACGTGGTCGATCGACAGCCTTGCGACGTATCGCGGACGGCTCGGCACCGGAACGAAAGACAATACGACCTACCTGCGGGGGGATGGTACATGGGCCGTGCCGGTTGGCGGAGGATCAACGACCACGACGTTGCCTTGGGACAACATTACGTCCAAACCAACGACGATAGGCGGATACGGGATTACGGATTACCTGCCGGATAACACAGTAACAGCGGCCAAACTGTCCGCCACGGGTACGCCAAACAATACAAGTTTCTACCGGGGAGACGGGGCGTGGGCATCTCTTTCAGGGACGTATCAACCTTTGGATGCAGACTTGACGGTGTTGTCATATCCATCCAACTATAAATTATTCTATAGCAACGGTACGCATCAGATCACGGAATTGACTTTCGGGACGGCAGGTGAATGTTTGATCTCGGGGGGGGCATCGGCCACGCCGGGTTGGGGTGCTTGCGGCACCGGAGGCAGTACAACGTCCCTGCCCTGGGATAACATCACATCCAAACCGACGACAAGCGTAGGTTACGGAATCACTCGTGTAGACAACGTGGCCATCGACAACACTGTGATCGGTGGCACTACTCCGCTGGCCGGTACGTTCACGACGGGTACATTTACTTCGGCGTCCATCGGAGCAGTTGACAACACGGAAATCAGTTATCTCAACGGAATGAACGCCAATATAAAAGATTCCTTGGACTTGAAGGCTCCAATAACGTCTCCGTCATTTCTTGGCAATGCCTCGTTCGATAATGAAGTGACTGCCGTGCAGTACAATTCTACCGGGGCGGACAACACCCACTTCATCAACGTGGCGAATACAGGTGCGCCGAACGTGGGTACGAAGGCTATAGGAGACACGTTCTATGACAGCACACTAAAAGTAAACAAATCATACGATGGAAGCGCATGGAGAACGCAAGCCGTCGTGGTGGTCGCTCCTTCCGCCGCAGGAAACGCTTGTACTCCAGGGATGATCTCTTTCGACGCCACTTATGTTTACATCTGCCGCGCCACCAATACGTGGATGAGGGCCTCCCATGCGACTTGGTAAATACCGCCTCGCTGGTTATGAGATACGGGGTCACGCAATGAGGAGGTTATTTCTTGCCTTCCTGATTCTGCTCGTTG